CATATGGGAGACGATACTGCTCCTATGTTTGGATCATCTACTTATGATTGGATCATGAAAAAAGGTAGAGGTAAGTTTTCTGCAGATGAATGGCTAGATCATTTAACATCTACAAGAAAAGTAAACTTTAAAATATTTGGTAAACCAGCAAGTAAAACTGAAAGAGGACCCAAGCAATTTAAATATGACAGTGGTCCGTTTAAAGGTAAAGAAGTTACAATTAATAAAGAAGAACTTTTCGATGCTAACCTTGCAAACTTTGACGAAGCGGGAGAACTAACAGGTGGGTTGTTATATGCTGCACAAAAATTTGGTCTTAAGTTAGATGCTAATACTTTAGGTGCAATGATAAAATTAAATCCTGTTAATAGATTACAACCAGTAGAGTTAGGATTACCTAAAGGTGCAGGTGAAGTATTAAATGTTCAAGGAGAAGTTATTAGAAAAACTTTAGCTGATTTAGCAAAACAAGCTGAAACAAAAAATTTACTAGGAGTTGGTGAGGAACTTACAGAAGCAGCATACAAAGCAGCTTCAATGAAAACTTCAATGGATGCTTCTACAATTTCTAAAGCAGGTAAAGGAGTTGTAGATCATTTAAAAAAAATTAATAAATCACAAGACCTAAGCCAACAACAAAAAATAAAAATCAATCAACTTATAGGTGAAACCAATAAAGTTATAAAACCATACACAGATAAAAATATTGCAACAAGATATAAAAATGAATCAAGCTATACATTACAAGGCGGTGATGATTATAGAGAAACAGTTTTTAGATTAAATGAAGATATACCAGGAAACTCTGCACTTAGAAAAACATTTGGACACTTCGATGGTGTAAACCAAAACATGGTATATCATGTTAGGTTTGATACAAGATTTACTCCAGATAATAAAAAAGTGTTAATGATTCATGAAATACAATCAGACGCTAATCAAAAAGTTGCAAAAGCCTTAACTAAATTTGAACAACTTGATGGCACAAAAAGAATTAACCCTTTTCAAAAAGATTTAGAAATTAGTTTACTTTCAAAAAATAGATCGCAGCTACTTAAAGAAGTAGATACAGCAATAGAGCAAGGTCAAACAAATAGAGCTAATGCAATTATGAAAGACTTAGCAGATGTTAATAGAAAGATTAACCAAACATACAGAGCCAAAGATGATTATTCAGATAAAGCTTTTGATTATTTTCCTTTGGTTGAGGCAGACTCTTACGGAGATCATGCACTTAAATACCTAATGAATAAAGCAGCAAAAGAGAATGCTGATTATGTTGCCGTTATTCCTTTTGACAAATTAAGTTTTAGGCAAGGATACAAAGCAGGTAACGAAAGATTTTACGGTTATGCAAGTGGTAAGGGAATAGGAAAAAAGGGTAAAGCTGTTTTACCAGATCTTATGAAAAGAGATGCACGATTTTATGATACTAAGGCAGGGCCAATTAAAGTTTCTTTGTCTGATCCCAAAAAGCCATATAAAATAAAACAAACAGATAGCTTCGATTATCCAGAGAGTTCTGGTATGAAAGGTAAAAAATTTACTTCTAAATACCATGATGATGCAATTTCAGTAGATGAGTATAATTCTTTAAAAGATAAAGGTTCTTACAAATTTATGGATGCAGCAGATCCAAACTTGTATTTCGATGCATTTGCTATAAAAGTAAATCCACTAATGAGGCAAACACTTAAAACCTATAAATCTACTGGAGGTTTAGTAGTAGATATATTTAAACCAATAAGGTAGTATAAATCATGGCTGTAGAAAAGAACAACGAAATCATTGAAGATACACAAGTAGAAGAGACAATTCAGGAACAACCTGAGGGTTTACCTGAAGTCACTATCGAAGGTGAAGAGGAGATTACTGAAGCTCCAGAACAAGATTTTAATGCAAACTTAGCAGAGGACATGGATGAGAGAACTCTTAAATCCATGGCTAGTGATTTAGTTGCTGAATATAAAAAAGATAAGCTATCAAGAAAAGAATGGGAAGACGCTTATATCAAAGGACTTGATTTACTTGGAACACAATACAAAGAAGTAACAAAACCTTTTAGAGGAGCTTCTAGTGTCACTCATCCGTTATTAGCAGAAAGTGTTACACAATTCCAAGCTCAAGCTTTTAAAGAACTTGTACCTAGTGATGGCCCTGTAAGAACACAGGTCGTTGGATTAAAGACACCGGCTACAGAAGGACAAGCAGATAGAGTTAAAGACTACATGAATTATCTTCTTATGGAAGAGATGGAAGAATACACACCTGACATGGATCAGATGTTATTTTATTTGCCGCTATCTGGGTCAACATTTAAAAAAGTTTATTACGATGCAATGCTCAATAGAGCAGTATCAAAATTTATACCTGCAGAAGATCTAGTAGTTCCTTATTATGCATCTGACTTAAAAGATTGTGAAAGAATTACTCATGTTGTTAAGATGACACAAAACGATGTAATTAAAAAACAAGCAGCAGGTTTCTACAGAGATATAGAATTAACAGAATCTGACAACGAACCAGATTCACTACAAAAAAAATTAAATGAATTAGAAGGTATTAAGAAAACTGAAACAGATTACATGCATAACATTTTAGAAATGCATGTTGATTTAAATTTAGATGATTATGAAAACTTTGATGATAAAGCAAAAAAAATAAAAATTCCTTACATAGTTAGTATTGATGAAGGAAGCGGTGAGGTTTTATCTATATACAGAAATTATATGCCTGATGATCCGGGTTATGCAAGAGTAGAATTTTTTGTTCACTACAAATTTTTACCTGGTCTTGGTTTTTATGGTTTTGGCTTAACACATATGATTGGTGGTTTGTCTAGAGCAGCAACACAAGCTTTGAGACAGCTAATGGATGCAGGTACTTTGAAAAATTTACCAGCAGGATTTAAGTCTAGAGGTATAAGAGTTAGAGATGATGATCAACCTATACAACCAGGAGAGTTTAGAGATGTAGATGCACCTGGCGGAAACATAAGAGATCAATTTTTTAATTTACCTTTTACAGAGCCTTCAGTAACTTTATACAACTTACTTGGTTTTGTAGTACAAGCAGGACAAAAATTTGCAGCTATTACAGATCAAAACATTGGTAATGATGTACAAAATAGAGCTGTAGGAACAACAGTAGCTCTTATGGAGCGTGGAAGCAGAGTAATGAGTGGTGTTCACAAAAGATGTTACTATGCAATGCGTCTAGAATTTAAAATTTTAGCAAGAATTTGTGCAAGCAGTCTCCCACCAGAATATCCTTACGATGTTTATGGTGGTCCAAGACAAATTAAACAATCTGATTTTGATGAAAGAGTAGATATTTTACCTGTTGCTGATCCAAATATTATGTCAATGGCTCAAAGAGTTACTTTAGCCCAAGCACAATTACAAATTGCACAATCAAATCCTCAAATGCATAATTTACACGAAGCATACAGAAGAGTTTACGAAGCACTTGGTACAAAACAAATAGAAACTTTATTGAAACCACCACCAAGACAACCAGAACCTATGGATCCTGCTAAAGAAAATGCTAGAGCATTGCAGATGAAGTTTGCAACTGCTTTTGAATTTCAAGATCACGATGCACATATTGCTGCTCACATGGCATTTATGCAATCAAGAATGGTACAAATTAATCCACCAGTGTACGCATTGCTCCAAGCACACGTATCTGACCATGTTTCTTTTAAAGCTAGAAAAGAAGTTATGGAACAAATGCAAAATGATCCAAATATGATGCAACTGCAGCAACAAAGTCCAGAAGAATTTCAAATTGCATACGATAATTCTGTTGCAACTGCTGTAGCAGAGATTACAGAGTCACTTGTTAAGGGTGAAATGGCAGCATCAGGTGCAAAACAAGACCCATTAGTTAAAATTAAACAACAAGAAGTTGATTTAAGAGCAATGGATCTACAAAGAAAAGCAGAAGAGACTAGATTTAGAGCTGAACAAGAGAGAATTACAAATAATCAACGAATGGAATTCGAATATGATCGATTAGCACAACAAGATTCACAATCTGATGAAAGATTAGAGATAGCGAGAGACAAAATTGAGAAGAAATAAAGAAAAAGGCTTGAGTGGGGGAATAAAATATGGACCACCCCCAAAAAAAGGACCCAACCCACGAGGATTAATCATTGCACAAGCTAAAAAATTCTTACGAAAAGCTGCCAAAAAGAAATAAAATTATATTTTTGGCTGGACTGTTTGATGGCGAAGGAAGTTTCGGTGTTTGGGGTAAGGGAGATGGTAGAAAATCCTTTCAATGTTCTGTTGAAATGTGTGATAAAGATTCTGTAAATAAATTTGCCGAATTTTTTGGTGGAAAAGTAGTAAAACCTAGATTAAGAAAATCTCATTGGTCACAAACGTACAAATGGAAGCTCTCAGGTGGTAGGGCTTACGATTGCATCGATATTTTGATAGAATATATGTGTATTAGAAGACAGGAGAAATATAATGTGGTTAAGTGCAATTAAATTAGCAGTAAGTGCTGGTTCAAAAATTTATGCTAACAAGCAAAAGGCAAAAGTAGCAATGTCAGACGCACAATTGCTACACGCAGAGCGTCAAGCTCGAGGTGAGGAACAATACCAAGGTAAATTATTAGAAGCTAGACAAAACGATTACAAGGACGAGTTCGTTCTTATAATATTGTCCGCTCCAATAATTGTACTCGCTTGGGGAGTCTTCTCGGAGGATCCGGGAGCTCTTGATAAGGTAAAAACTTTTTTCGAACACTTCGCGGCACTCCCGACCTGGTTCAGTACACTTTGGATCCTTGTCGTGGGAAGTATTTTTGGTATTAAGGGAACTCAAATATTTAAGGGAGGAAAAAAATAGATGACTAAATTATGTCCAAGAGGTAAAGCGGCAGCAAAAAGAAAATTTAAGGTATACCCGTCAGCATATGCTAATGCATACGCTAGTAAAATTTGTGCAGGTAAAGCAAAAGATCCTTCTGGTGTAAGAAGAAAAGATTGGGGACCTAAAAAAGCAAAAGTAGGAATGGAAGTTAAAATTAAAGGTGTTGTTAAGGGTTTAAAAAAAGCATCAAAGCTTCACGCTAAACAAGCAAGAACACTTATGACTATTAATCCAGAAAAAAAATTAGTTGGTGGTTTGTTAACCAAAGGAATTAAATATGGATACAAACAATACCGAAAAGCTGGTGGTAGAAACATAATTGAAATTATGAAAAGCGGTGTAAGAGGTGCTGGTAAAAGATCTGACGCAAAAACTGATGTTAAGTATGGAATTAAAATGCATGGCGGCAGTAAATTGACGAACAGAGATAAATCACTGTTAGGAAGATAATGTATAAAAAAGGAACATGTTGGGAAGGCTATGTTCAAAAGGGCATGAAGAAAAAAGGTGGCCGTACAGTTCCTAATTGTGTGCCTGCAATGAAAACAGGCGGATTAACAAAATGGTTTGCAGAAAAATGGGTAGATATTGGAGCAAAGAAAAAAGGTGGCAAGTATCAGGAGTGTGGAAGAAAATCCGCGAGTGGTTCAAAAAGGAAATACCCGAAGTGCGTACCACTTGCAAAAGCCACAGCGATGTCAAAGTCGCAAAAGGCGAGTGCTGTCAGCAGAAAAAGAGCTGCAGGGAATTCAGGACCTAAACCAACTAATGTGAGAACATAATGTGGAGATGGATTAAAAATATTTTTAAACCAAGAAGACAATATGAAGAAGTTAAAATAGATTTAACTAAACTTACAAAAGGTGATCTTAAAAAACTTAAAGCTCAAGGTAAGATCAAGAATATATATGAGAGACACTAAATTACTGACAACGTATTCTGCAAATACTGCTAAAATACGCAAAGAAAAGCTTCTATTTAAGGATTTAAAATCAGAGGTAGAAACTGGAGCAAATGGTACTCAAGAATATGTAATTAAAAAGGGTATCAATAAAAACAAAGTTGCAAATACTAAAAATATCGGCTAAAAACCATGCATGGCTCACCAACAGCAGGTAAATTTTTTAGAATCTGTAAAAACAAAGTTTGAACCTCATTTTAAAAATTGCAGCGTACTCGATATTGGATCATTAGATATAAATGGTAATACTAGATTTCTTTTTGAAAACGCAAAGTATATAGGAATAGATGTTGGTGAAGGACCCAATGTAGATTTTGTTTGTAAGGGTCACGAATTTGTTTCTGATATCAAGTTTGACATTGTAGTTAGCACAGAATGTTTTGAGCACGACATGTATTACAGAGATACATTAAGAAACTGCGTAAATTTACTTAAACCAGGTGGATTGTTTATGTTTACTTGTGCCTCTACAGGAAGAGCTGAGCATGGAACTAGAAGAACATCTCCATCAGATGCACCTTTACTACAAGGTGAGTGGTCTGACTATTATAAAAATTTAACTGAGGCAGATGTTAGAGAAGTATTAGATATAGAAAAAATATTTGTAGATTTTGAATTTACTTATGAAAAAACTCACAAAGATTTATATTTTTGGGGTATTAAAAAAAGTAAACCTAGGATTTGGACTCACATAGCTTGGGATGATAATGAGTTTGGTAGAAGATGTATGGGATCAGCCTATAACGATTGTTTAAATCAACATGATGATAATGATTGGTTAGCAATAATAGATCATGATGCTATGTTTTGTTGTTATGATTGGTACTTACAGTTGCAGCAAGCAATAATGGACAATCCAAAAGGCAAAGCATTTACTTGTAGGGTAAATAGACTTGCAAGTTTGAGACAGATGATTCCTGGAGTAGATCCACATAATCATGATATGACTTATCACAGAAAATTAGGCAAAAGACTAGCAAAAGCACAATGGGGTAAAACTTCATTACATATTAACCCAAAAGAAGTAGGACATTACTCAGGAACATTCCTATGTGTTCACATTGGAACAATGAAACATCTTGGTGGCTTTCCATATACAGGAGATACACTTGGCCAAGACAATTTAATACATAAAAAAATTGTAGAAGGTGGTCATGAGTTTCATGTAGTTAATGGTATTTACATTTATCATTGGTACAAAGCAGATGATCCATATCCACATTCAAAAAAAGTTATTGATATGTTGGAAGATGAACATTTTAACAGTTTGAAATTAACTTAATGGATATAGATACAATTTCATTAGTACAAAGAAGAATTAAGAAAAGTCTTCAACAACTCAAAGACCACGCTATATATGGTGTTGACACTATGGAGAAACTACAATATGTTAGAGGTCAAATCAGATCATTAGAAGATCTGCAACAGGATCTAAAAGACCTGCTGACAAACACGGAGTATGAAGATGAACAAGTCCACGGAGACACCGAAACGGACTGAAGCACTTTTAAACGCTTATAAAAGCGAAGAAGAAGTCAAAACAGTCCTTGATCCTAAAGCGATCAAAAAATCAACATTAGATAGTCTACCAACACCTACAGGATACAGATTATTAGTATTACCCTATGCTGGTCCTAAAAAAACCAAAGGTGGTTTGTGGTTATCTGATACGACACAAGAAACAATACAAATGACTACAGTATGTGGTCTTGTATTGAAAATGGGAGATCTTTGTTATCAAGATAAAGATAAATTCTCAAAAGGACCTTGGTGCAAACTAAATGAATGGGTAATTTTTAGTAGGTATGCAGGTTCAAGATTCAAAATAGACGGAGGGGAAGTAAGAATATTGAATGATGATGAGATCATTGCCAATATTAAAGACCCTAACGATATTTTGCACCATTATTAAGGAGGACAAATGGCTGAAGAAAATAAAAATCCAGAAGTTGAATTAGATACTGATGGCGTTAAAGACGAAACTATTACAATCGAAACACCAAATGAAGATACAACTGCTTTTGAAAAAAAAGAAGATGTAGACTTAGGTTATACAGATGTTTCAAATCAAAAAACTGCAAAGGAACTTTTAAACGAAGCAAAAGAAGCTGAGAAAGAACCAGAAGCAAAAGTTGAACAGAAGGAAGAAGTTGCAGCATCTGATGATGACTTGCAAGGTTACTCCGAGAAAGTTCAAAAACGAATAAAAAAACTTACCTTTCAAATTAAGGAAGCTGAACGTAAAGAAAGAGCTGCACTTGATTATGCTAAAGGTTTAAAAAATAAGTATGACTCTGTTCAAAGTCAATTTGAAGAGAAAGATACTAATTATCTCAAAGAGTATGAAGCAAGAATAGAAGCAGAAAGAGATAAGGCAAAAACTGCCCTAAAAACTGCTTTAGATTCTCAAGATACAGATGCTATTTTAGAGGCTCAAGATAGCCTTACTAAATTAGCAGTTGAGAAAGAAAAAGTTTCAATGTCGCTTGGTGAAAAAGAGGCAAAGAAAAAAGAAGTAGAATCACAACCTGTGCAAGAGCAAGGTCAAGAAGCTCCACAGCCACAAATTAGTCGTAAAGCTCAAGGTTGGGCTGAAGAGAACGAATGGTTTGGCACTGATAGAGTTTTAACATCTGCTGCAATGGGAATACATGAAGACCTTATACAGCAGGGAATTGACGCAGAGAGTGATGAATACTATAATCAAATCAACAAACGTATGAAGGAGTATTTCCCTCAGAAATTTGCTCAAGAAACGACTGAAGTAAAACAAAGTACACGTGAGCCCGTCCAAAATGTTGCTTCTGTTAGTCGTAGATCTGGAGGACGCAAGTCTGTGAAACTCACCAAATCGCAGGTAGTTATCGCTAAGAAATTAGGGGTGCCACTAGAGGAATACGCAAAATACGTGAAGGAAGGAGCATAATATGACATCTATAAAAACTTCACGCGAGTCTGATACGAGGCAAAAACTAGCTCGTAAAAAAGATTGGACTCCACCATCCAGTTTGGATGCACCAGTGCCGCCACAGGGATACTCACATAGATGGGTAAGAACTTCGGCAAATGGTTTCGAAGATCCAGGTAATGTATCTAAGAAACTACGAGAGGGCTGGGAATTTGTTAGAGCCGATACATTGAAAAGTGAAATTGGTGAAAATGATTTTCCTGTAATCCAACTCGGACAACACGCTGGTTTAATCGGAATTGGAGGCCTTGTGTTGGCAAGGATACCGGAAGAGATTTTAAGAAGTCGTGCTGAGTATTTTAAAAAAATAACTCAAGACAGAACAGACGCGGTGGACAGAGATCTTATGAAGGAACAACACCCGGACATGCCTATCAATATTGATAGACAGTCTAGAGTTACCTTTGGTGGTAGTCAGAAAAGTAAAAAATAATTTTTTTGCATTACCTACCTAGATAGCTTGGATTAAATAAATAAGTTAAAGGAGAAAACAACTATGGCAAACGTGTTAGAAAAGTTCGGTCTTAGACCTTACAGAAAACTAGACGGCACACCATTAGTAGGTGCTCAAAATAGATACACAGTTAAACCTGGATATGCTACTTTAATTTTCCAAGGAGATATGGTTATCCCTACTTCTACTGGAAATATTGAAAAACATACTGGTGGTACTAGTGATGCTATTGTGGGCGTTTTCAACGGATGCTTTTATAATGATCCAACTACTCAAAAGCCGACTTATAAGAATTTCTACCCTGGTGGAATTACACCAACTCAAGGCGATATTACTGCCTTTGTTGTTGATGATCCAGATGCAGTATTCTTAGCAGATGCAGACGCGGCTTTCACGAGAGCGGATCTATATAAGAACTACTCAGTTGTAAACACTACTGGTGTTACACAAACAGGACTATCTAAAGCTCAACTTGATGTTGGTGCTTCAGGTATTGCAACTACTTTCGCAGTACAAGCAATTGACATTTCGCAGGATCCAAACAATTCGGATACTACGGCTGCAAATGCTAATATTCTTGTTAGAATCAACAATCACTTCTACAGAAGTGGCACAGGCTTAGCATAAGGAGAATAAACTATGGCTATATCACGATCCCAACTAGTTAAAGAACTAGAGCCAGGTTTGAATGCTTTATTCGGCCTGGAATATAGTAGATATGAAAATCAGCATGCTGAAATTTTTTCTACTGAAACATCTGACAGAGCTTTCGAAGAGGAAGTAATGTTAAGCGGTTTTGCTTCTGCACCAACTAAACAAGAAGGTGCTGGAGTAGTGTTTGATACTGCGGGTGAAACTTTCACAGCAAGATACAACCACGAAACAATCGCATTAGCATTCTCTATCACTGAGGAAGCAATCGAAGATAACCTATACGATAGATTAGCAGGAAGATACACAAGAGCTCTTGCAAGATCTATGGCAAACACGAAGCAGACTAAAGCTGCAAATGTTTTGAACAATGCACAAGTTGCTACTGTAACAGGTGGAGACGGAGTATCATTAATTAATGCTTCTCACCCACTAGCTACTGGTGGTGTCTTTTCAAATGTTCTTGCAACTGCTGCAGACTTGAATGAAACTTCGCTTGAGCAGTCATTAATTGACATTGCTGGTTTTGTTGACGAAAGAGGCTTAAAAATTGCTTCTACAGGTAGAAAAATGATAATTCCAAAAGAATTACAATTTACTGCTGAAAGAATCATGAAGTCTCCAATGAGAGTTGGAACTGCCGACAACGACATCAATGCAATTAACAATATGGGAATGGTCCCTGAAGGTTACAGAGTTAATAACTTTTTAACTGACACAGACGCATTCTTCTTATTGACTGATGTGCCTAACGGATTAAAATACTTCGTTAGATCACCAATCAAAACTGCAATGGAAGGTGACTTCGATACTGGCAACATGAGATTTAAAGCTAGAGAAAGATACTCTTTTGGATTTTCTGATCCAAGATGTATTTTTGGTAACGGAAATTTACCAACTAGCTAATAAATACAACTAGTATTTACTTTAAAAGGGCGGTGTTTTACATCGCCCTTTTTTTTATGTATAATTAAAACACTTAGATAATATAATTTGTAGACTGACTAAGCAGACGGTATAGAGACTACAAATTAGCAGCTATACAAAGGAGAAAATTATGGCTAATACAACATTTCTATCTAACGTCAGATCTGGCGGTGGAGATAGTACAAAAACAACTTACGCAGGTTCAGTAAGCTTACAGGCTCAATTTTATTTTGTGCCAACTGCAGCTCAGGGAACTGATGTGCAAGTATCAGCAACTGATACAAGAAAAGTTGTTCTTCCAAAAAATGCAATCGTTACAGGAATTACTTTTAACGGTGCAGCAACAGGTGGTACTAACCCAACTGTTGATATGGGTTACACTGACCTTGATGGTGGAACAGACTTTGTTGATGTTGACGGTCTTTTAAATGAAGCAGATGCTGATGGTGGAATTGCAACCGTTTGGGGTGGTGATTCAACTTCAGGAGCTTCTTTAGGAAACCTAGCTTTACCAGCAACTGAAATTATAAAAATTGTTGGTGGACAAGGTGCTTCAGCAGCAACTGGCGGAACAGTAACTGGAATCATTTACTACTATGTAAAAGATGACGGTAAAATAGGCTAATAAGTAATTAGTGGCTCCTTCGGGAGCCACGAACAAAGGAGAAATTTTTATGGCTATTAAAGCTGATATACAAGCAACAAGAATAGTTGGAACAGCAACTTCTACTGTAGTGATTGCTGCACCAATTAGACTCAAAGGAATGATTATTGCTTCTGATGGTACAGGTGCTGGTCAAGTAGCATTGAATACTGACTCATCATCAGGTGGAGTAAATTTATTTACTGCTGATGTTCCTTCTGGAGATGTAATTAATTTTTCATTACCTGAAGATGGTATTTTATTTCCTAACGGAGTTTATTTATCAACAGCAACAAAAGTTACAGCCGTAACTTTATTAACTGATAAATTTTCTGGACCTAATCTTACTGGTCAGAACGGATAATTATGAGTGGTGGCGGAAGTTTTACAAGTGATCAAGGTTTACTTCAACAAGTAACTACAACAGGATCTGTTGTTCACTCAGGCAGACTAAGAGTAACTTCAATTCAAGCTGCTGGAACTAACGCTACTAACAATATTGTAATATTTTATGATTCACTTACATCTGGTGCTATACAAGGCGGAACAGCTACTGAAATAGGTAGATTTGTTTTTGGAAGTGAAGGTATTGATGTTTACCTTCCAGGTTCAGGTGTTTTATTTAAAAAAGGACTTGGAATAGTTGCAACCAATACTGCATCAGTGACTGTTTCATTTACAGGTTAATGAATAAATACGGTTTAAAAGTTTTAGGTTTTAGTAGAGGTGGAGAAACCCCTATTAGAAGAACCACTGGTAAGGGTGGTAATTACAGAAAAACAAAATCTGGAGCAGGTATGACTGCAAAGGGAGTTGCAGCATATCGTAGAGCAAATCCAGGTTCTAAATTAAAAACAGCAGTGACGGGAAATGTTAAAAAGGGATCAGCTGCTGCAAAGAGAAGAAAATCATATTGTGCTAGGTCACTCGGACAATTAAAGAGATCTTCAGCTAAGACTAGAAATGATCCTAATTCACGAATAAGACAAGCACGGAGAAGATGGAAATGCTAGATGTCTTATTTAAATGCTAACACACCACCTATATATTGTAAGGTAAGGAAGGAGTATCTATATGATCTTAAAGAACACAAGGGAGAAAGTGAAGAGTGCGTGGTCTTCGGTATTACATCGATTTCAGGGCGTGCGATCTTATTTAACATCATGCTACCAAACGGGGCGTGCTTTTGGCGATTGCCTATTGCAGCGTTTTTCCAAAAATCGCATGATAGAACCACTGTGCCGGATATGCAGACGCACGAGTTGGAACTGTGGAACTGTTTTAGTTATTATCCTAGTGTCCATAGCTTTGATTGGTTGGCTGGTCTAAAAGGTAAATATTTAGGACTAGATAAAAAATTTTATCACGGCAAATATTTATTTACTTTAGATTGGGGTCACCCAGAGCCAAATATACTAGATGTTGAACATTCTGAAATACCTCAAGAGCATAAGTGTGCACATATTCTTGCACTTGATAACGGTAATTTTGCTGCTCAGCCTAATAATCGTATATTGTGGCATGTTAATAGTTTTACTACTGATAACAGTTGGCCAGACTATTCTGTGCAAACCACTATATGGGATGCAGAAGATAGTAATATGGTTACGGAAGATAGTAATAAAATGTTTTACGAAATGCATGAAAAAGAGAGAGATGAGGACAAAACATACGAATGATAGATAGGTTTTTTTATAAATTTTTCGGGCTACTAGACAAGCTCTGGTCTTTGTTAGATAATCTGTTTCATAAGGATAAGAAGAAAAAATGATTATGGAGTGTCAAAGGATGAACTATTACTTTACAGGTTTGTTAATAATAATGCTTGTTACTTTGGCTTTATGTGGAGGACCACATGTCCAATAAACCACTCAACATCGGAGAAGAGGCACGCGTGCAGATGCCGATGAAGACGGTAGCTAGCCTGATTGTGCTCGTAGCAATGGGCGTCTTCGCTTATACGGAGCTGACTGCAAGGTTGGTATCGTTAGAGACATCAAGAGAATTATTTGAAAATGATTTGCTTAAAAAAAGTGAACAGGTCCCTACCGATCAGGAGCAACATTTTTTAATTGAGGATCTTTATAAGTCCGTAGAGAAAATGGAAGAGACTCAAGAGATGAACATGACAAACAAAGTTAATATAGAATTTTTAAGAGCACAGCTAGATAAAGCATTAGAAGATATAGAAGTATTAAAAGATAAAGTTAGACAAAACGGAAGCGGAGCACACTAATGGAGTTGATTATAGCCCTACTTATGATTGTCAACGGAGAGATCAAGGAACACAGAATACAAGAAACTATGTCTGACTGTCTTAAAGGTAAAAGAGTTGCAATGAGAACTAATAAAAATAATAACATTCAATACCAGTGTATAAAATCGATGGCTGAGCTTGAATCTAATATTGACGGTAGTAAAAGTATAAAAAAACTGATATTAGAATGATGAATGAATATATTAGCATTGCATCTGGGGCACGATGGTGCTGCAACAATTATATCAGGTGATCAAGTTATTGCACATCACCAATTAGATAGATTTAATAAATTTAAAAACGAATTTTTTCCTACCTACGAAGTTCTACAAAAAATAAAAGATCTTAATCTAAAGATAGATAAAGTTGTTACAACTTCAATGGGAGGTATTAATTTTCCAGTTTGGTATTTTATAAAAAAGTTTTTTGATCTAGAACACAAAGATTTAATAGATGTTGCACAAACACAACACCACATATTTCATGCTGAATGTGTTAAATTTTTTTACCAACAGCAGGATAATTTTATTACTTATGTGGCTGATGGTGATGGTGCTGAACATTTTCTTAAACATCAATCTGAATATTTGAATACTCTAAGAGTTATTGAAAACGAAACTATTTTAAATAGTAAACATGAAAATTTATATAAAAAATACAACAGCTCAAAACCAATGAATGTTTTTTCTGAAAATTTAAGAATACATAATGGTGTATCTTTCGGAAAAGGTTATCAAAAACTTACTTTTGAATTAGGATTAGAAGAACATGAAGAAGGTAAAGCTATGGCTCTTTCTTCATACGGTAAATACAAAGAAGATATATTTCAAGGACTTATATTCAATGATTCTTGGAATATAAATTTAATAAATGATATTCAAGATTCTTATGATTCTAAAAATAAATATAACAGGTTTATGTTAAATCCAGATATAAACCATCTATCTAAAGATTCACCAACCTTAGATTTTGTACACACTTTTCAAAAAGCTTTTGAAGCACTTTATCTGATTACACTTAACAAAGTAAATTACAAAGGTAAAACAATTCTATTGACAGGTGGATGTGCACAAAATGTATTGAATAATACTAACCTAAAAAATAAATTAGATAATAAAGTATTGGCTGACCCTTTTAATGGTGACTTCGGTATATCTTTGGGTGCTGCATTGAGTGCTACAAATGAAAAGGTAAAACCACTTAAACACATTTGTTGTGGATTTGAACCTTCAAAAGATTTAGTAGCTTTTTCTAATTATCAAGTAAAAAATACTTCTGCAAAAGAAGTAGCTGCTATTCTAGTCAAAGAGCCAGTAGCCATAGTATCTGGTAAGAGTGAACAAGGACAACGAGGTTTAGGTTTTAGGTCATTATTAGGTAATCCTTTTAATAAAGATATTTTAGATAAGATAAATCGTATAAAAAAAAGAGAATGGTACAGACCATTTGCATGTACTGTACTTGAGCAAGATGCAAGTAAATATTTTCATATGGATAAAAATGAAACATCTCCATATATGATGTTTGTTTACAAAGCTAAAAATGACTTAACTAAAAATGTATGTTCAGTAGATGGATATAGCAGAATACAAACTCTTAATAAATCTTTTCACCCTAAATACCATGAGCTAATAACTTGTTTTAAAAAACAAACAAAACACCCAATAGTTTTAAATACTTCTTTAAATTTACCTGGTCATGTATTATGTGAAGAATATTCTGATGTTGCATTTATGATGAATAACTCAGATTTAAAGTATTGTTATTTAGCCGATTATAATAAATTAGTATGCAAGAAGTAGTATCCTCAATCCTACCTGAAAATATCAACAAAGATATAATACAATTATTAAAACAAACTGAAGGTTGGTATTTTGGTTTTGATGAAAAAATACCAAATAGTTTTTTAAATGAAGATGAAGGATTAGCACTTAGAACTTTTGGTGACAATTGTATTGTAAATAAAAACACACAAACCTTAAATATGTTTGCACATATAGTTGCATCTATTGTTTGTAGTAAATTGAAAGTTAAATTTAAGGGATTAAAAAGAGTTAATTATAACTTTTATCATCCTCTTTCTAGAGGTAAGCTACATATTGACAGTGAGCATCCAAACTGTGTTAGTATTCTATATAATTTAAATACAAATGATGGAACAACTGAAATTGATAATTCACAATTTGTTAGCAAAGCTTCAGAAGCTATTGTTTTCGACAGTAATAAAGTTCATAGAGGGACTGGACCTACAAAAGGATTAAGATATAATTTAAACATTATTATTTACACATGAATTTATCTCGTAACTTCACTCTTCAAGAATTAATTAAATCAGACACTGCTGTTAGGTTGGACATCAATAACAATCCAAATTCAGGTCAGATAGAAAAACTAAAAGCACTTTGTGAAAATATTTTGCAGCCAGTGCGTGATCACTTTGGCAGGGTCAAGGTGACGAGCGGTTTCCGTTCAGAACAGCTGTGCCTAAAAATAGGTAGCTCAGTCAACAGCCAACATGCAAAAGCAGAGGCGGCAGATTTTGAATGTATGGGAACTGACAATGCTGAATTAGCTGATTGGATTTATATGAACTTAGAATTCGATCAATTGATTCTTGAGTTCTATACTCCTGGTGAGCCTAACAGTGGGTGGATACATTGCAGCTATACTACCGACCAACCAAGAAAACAATTCTTGCATGCATACAAATCAGAGGGTAAAACTAAATACAAACCAATAATGGGAAAGGCTAAAGATTTAGTTTAATGGCAATATCAAGAGGACAAATACCAGCACAAATAGATGGTAAACTGAGAGGTGCAAGAGGTGAAAAAAGAAAAAAATTACGAGTCAAAGTCAAACCCAGTCGCAAAAAACCTAAGGTCTTCAAAGTTTAGTCAAAAAGTGGTACAATTAAAGAAGTTGTACAACCGCAAAAAGGATAAGTTATACACTTACAAAGCCGCGGCTAAAAAGGAGAACATATAGATGGCGACATCAGGAACTACTAGCTTCAATTTAAATATTGATGACATAATAGATGAAGGTTATGAAAGATGTGGTCTTTCAACTAATGCAGGTTTTGATTTAAAATCTGCTAGAAGAAGCCTAGATTTATTATTTGCTGAATGGGGCAATAGAGGAATTCATTTATGGAAAGTAGCTTTACAAGAAGTTGCTTTGGTTCAAGGACAAGCTAAATATGCAGTAGCATCAAATGTAAGTGATGTTTTAGAAGCTTTTGTATCTAGCTCTGCTGCAGCAAGTGATAATGCTAATACACAAGATATAGCATTAACAAAAATTGATAGATCTGCTTATTCAGCATTACCTAATAAATTAGCAACTGGACAACCATCACAATACTATGTGCAAAGACATAAAACACCTAATATATATTTATACCAAGCTCCAGATTTGAACACTTATAATACATTGAAATACTATGTAATAAAAAGAATAGAAGATGCTGGTGCTTACACAAACGATGCTGATGTAGCATATAGATTTCTTCCGTGCATGTGTGCAGGATTAGCTTATTATTTAGCTATGAAAAAGTCACCACAACTTGTACAACAAAATAAATTAATTTACGAAGATGAATTGAAAAGAGCATTAGATGAAGATGGTCAAAGAGCTTCAACATTTATTACACCTCAATCCTTTTACCCTACTGGAGTTTAATTATGGGTAAATGGGCAACAGGTAAAAGATCACACGCTATATCAGATAGATCTGGACAAGCTTTTCCTTACAATGAAATGGTCAAGGAATGGAATGGATCATTAGTTCATTACTCTGAGTTTGAACCTAAGCATCCACAGATTAGAAGAAGACAAGCTGTTTCAGATGCTATTGCTTTGGCTAATGCTAGACCACAAAGATTTCAAAACCCCAAAACTGTTGCTCCACAAGATATTACCTTAGCTGATTCTGGTGGAGCTTCGGTTGCAGTTGCTAATTTATCATTACCTGGTGATTTTGCTTTTTCAACTCAGACTTTTATTACAACAGGAGATGGACAAACCACTTCAGTATCAAGTATGGTACCAAACAATCCATCACAACAAAATAGAAATAGACAACTTTCTATTGGTTTAGCAAAAGTAACAGTGAGTATTGCATAATGGCTATAACATTTTCTAATTTTTTAACACAAGTCAGAGACTACACAGAAGTATCTTCAACTGTATTAACTGATAGTATTATTCAAAATTTTATTAGGGCTACAGAACTAGATATAGCAGGTAAGGTTGATTATGATGACTTAAGAAAATATTCAACATCTACTTTCAACACTGGTAAGAGATTTGTAAATTTACCTGCCGATCTTACAATTATTAGATCAGTCCAAGTTATTGAAACTAATGGAACTAGAACATTCGCTGAAAAAAGAGATACAAGTTTTATATCAGAATATAATAGTAACGCTGCTACGGGATTACCTAAATATTGGGCTAATTGGGATGACTTTAATCTTATTGTAGCTCCAATACCTGATCAGGCTTATACTATTCAAGTTAATTATATAACTGATCCACCAGAATTTACATCTTCAAACCAAACTTTTTTAGCAAAATATCAAGAGTCGATGCTGTTGCATGGTACATTAGTAGAGGCTTTTTCTTTCTTAAAAGGTCCCATGGATCTATACACACTATACAAAAAGAAGTATGATGAGGAAGTACAAAATTTTGCTCTTCAACAAATGGGGAGAAGAAGACGTGCAGAATACGATGATGGGGTACCAAGAATTAAAATACCTTCACCATCGCCAAACACTATTAGTTAATTTTAAGGAGAACAACTATGGCAATAACAGCAAATACAATCACAAATTCTTTTAAAAAAGAATTGATCGAGGGTAAACATAACTTCAGTAATTCTGGAGGAAGTGTTTTCAAATTAGCGATGTACACAAGTGCTGCCACTCTAGGAAGTGGAACTACGTCATTTACAACTGGCTCTGAAGCTAGTTCGTCATCTGGCGGATACTCATCTGGAGGAAGAGCTTTAGTAAACACAGGAACTTCTGTTTCATCTGGAATAGCAATTACAGATTATGCAAACCTGTCTTTTACTGGAGTAACTTTGACAGCAAGAGGTGCATTGATTTACAATACGTCTAACTCTAATTCGGCTGTGGCTGTGTTGGATTTTGGTGGTGATAAAACTGCAACTGCAGGAACATTTACTATCCAATTCCCAGCGTTTACAACTTCAGCTGCTATATTAAGAATAGCGTAAGGAAGAATATGAATGGCAAACACTTGGGATACGCTTAGTTGGGGACAAGGAAATTACGGTGAACAAAACAATACCACACCGATCCCTGCCGGACTACTTGCGAACCTAAGTGTTGGCCCTCCAACCTACGAAGGAGAAATTAACGAAGGTTGGGGAAGAAAAGGATGGGACACACTATCCTGGGGTATTTCCGGAACCCTTATATCTGACGGATTACAATTAAACTCATCACAAGGACAAGTCGACATTGATACTGAAATAAACATCGGTTGGGGTCGATTAGGTTATGGTGTTAATCCATGGGGTATTGGAGGAACTGTAATGCCTCAGCAGATGTCAATGACAACTGCAATAGGTTCTGTTGAAACAACTGCTGATGTAAATTTAGGTTGGGGCAGAAAAGATGGTTGGGGCACAAGAGGTTGGGGTAATGCTCAACAACAAGTTCCTGCACCTACTTACTCGATTCTAAATATAGGCTTTAATGGAGCAGGGGTCACCATAGACGGTGAAATCAATGCAGGTTGGGGTAGAGAGTCATGGGGTAAATCTGGATGGGGAATCCAAGGTACTCTTCAAACAAAATCATTACAAGCAAATATTTCTACAGGACAAGTTACTGCAATTGGAATTGTACAAAAAGGTTGGGGTAGAGAAGAAGGTTGGGGAACAAGAGCTTGGGGTGCTTTTGAACAAATCGCAGCTATTACAGGTCAACAATTAAATTCAAGTCTTGGTACTATTGAGATTGATGCAAAAATTCAAATAGGTTGGGGTAGACAAGAATGGGGTAGTCAAGCTTGGGGAGTTGCGTTCTCTGCTGCCGCTACAGGTTTACAATTAACTACATCAATGGGTGATGAAGCAGCAGGTACTAATTTTACTGCTGAAGTATCTGGATTTGGATTACAAACTTTCATAACTCCTGTAGGAACTAAAGCAAATAACGATACTGAGATTGCACATAGTTTCTCTATGACAATGTCAGTAGGAAATACTACACATAAAGGTATTGCAAATGTTCCTGTAACAGGAATGGGAATGACTGGATCAGCTGGTCAAGCAGTTGGTGGATTAATAACTCCTGTAGATGTCAGCGGTATTGGAATGACTGCATCACTTGGAAATATAACTTTAATTCAGTCAACAAATGAATCTATTACAGGATTTGGAATGACTGCATTGATGGGAGATGAAGGACCTATCCCACAAGTTATGGTTGGAACTACAGGTCAACAATTAACTAGTTCTATTGGTTCTGTGGGACCAATAACTGGTACTGCAACTGTTCAATTAACTGGTATAGTATTGACACCAACAGCTGGACAGCTTAATATAAACGCATGGGCCGAGATCGATCCTGACGTAACTAATGTTTGGACAGAGGTTGATTTAGCAGCATAGATAAGGTAAAATAAAAATTATTTAGGAGAAAATTTTATGGCATCAAGTTATTCAACAGACCTTAAACTGGAGTTAATGGTAACCGGTGAAAACGCGGGTACATGGGGTGATAAAACAAATTCAAATTTAAACTTAGTTCAACAAGCAATCGCTGGTTTCGAATCAATTGCACTTAACGATGGTGGAAATGTTGCATTAGCAATGTCAGATGCAAACCTATCAAATGCAAGAAATATGGTTCTTAAATTTACTGGAACTTTATCTGGTGCTTCTACTGTAACTATTCCAGATGGAATAGAAAAATTCTACATCATAGATATGAGATCAGTTGTAGCTCCACAAAATTTAACTATTAAAACTGTTTCTGGAACTGGTTTTGTAACAACTGAAGCAAAAATTATTGCTGCATATTCTGATGGAACTAACATGAATGAAATCGCGTTAGACACATTAGGTGGAACTATCGGAACAGGACAAATTGATGATGATTCAATTACAAGTGCAAAAATTTCTGCTAACCAAATTATAAGCACAAAAATAGCAGACAATGCAGTTTTATCTGCAGCTATTTCAGCAAACCAAATTGTAACCGCTAAAGTAGCGGATGCTGCTATTACATCAGCAAAACTTTCTGCAACAACAGTAACTGCTGGTGATTACACAGTTGCTAGTATTACAGTAAATGCTCAAGGACAAGTTACTGCAGCATCTTCTGGATCAGCTGGTGAAGCAGACGAATTATTTTTTGTTCAAGGAAACGGTGATACTGGTGTTATTGCAAACCCAGAAACTAAAATGAAAGCTGGATCAGAAGTTATGGTTTATGCACAAGGAGGAGCCGGTGGCGGAGGTGGAAACCTTGGTCAAAACGGTGGTCCATTCGGTGGTGCTCAAGGTTCTGCTGGAGGAATGGTTTTCTTCGTAACAACTTTATCAACTGCATTAGCTTCATCTCCATACACACTTGGAGCAGCAGGAACTGGTGGACCATCAGGGCCAAATCCAGGACAAGCAGGTGGAGACACTATTGTAACTAACTTTATTACTGCACCGGGAGGAACTGGTGGAGACGGTGGAAACAGAGGACCTCAATCTGGAGGAAACCCTTCTAACAGAGGTATCGCATTACCTCCTGTTAACCCATTAGCAACAGTAAGTTACAGCCCGTTAGCACCTACAAATGCTTATGGTTCAAACGGTGGTGACGGAACTTTAAACAATACATTTGTAAACCCTAAAGCAATTAGTGGACACATTATGAAAAATGTATTTTCAACACCTGGTACATTAGGTGAATATGGAAATAACGTAGGTGGTCTTGGAGCAGAGACAAACCAAAACTCACCAAGTCCAGCAATTGTTCCAACACAGGCAGGTTTTGCTGCTTCGGGTACTGCATTCATTGGTATAATGGTTAAGAATTAAGGAGAATAAATTATGGCTAAACACATTGGATTTTATCACGAAGGACATACACCAGATTTTCTTGCATCAAGTGATGCTGAAAAAGCTGCAATCAACGAACATGCACCTTATGTAATTTGGGTAACTGTTTCAGATGAAGATTATGCAAAAGTCCACAACTCAACTCATGAATGCCGTGAAAACGGAGGAAGTATTGATTGGGGAGTTAATCATAATCCAGTTGACTTTAGTAAAGAAGATACTCAAGCTGACATTAATCACGAAATAGATGCAATAAATAAATGGCTTGTTTGTGCTAAAGCTACAGATGCAGCATCAATTTCTGCTTGGACAGCTTACTTAAATGAGCTAAGAAATCTAGATTTAGATTCAGTTACAACTACATTTCCAACAAACGGAAATAACGCTATATTACCATTAGAAACAAATGGTGATATTACTGAATTTAGAAACATTAAAAGATTACCGTAGTATTTTTTAAATAATTGTATATATATTCTCTATGAGTCAAATCATAGAGTTTTATACTCAGCCAGAAATAGCTACTGACAAATCAATTTTACCTGTTCCAATTAAATTAAATATACCAGAGTGGTTTAAAAAACTTGATGGTAAAAAAGATTTAGTTAAAAACTGCATGCCTTTTTTAGATACAATTACCACTGGGTATGCTCTCAAAACAACTTCTGATATTTACATTAAACACAATTTTCTTGATGACGATAATAGACCTAATACTGAAATGAAATGCCCGTATCATGCTAATCCAGAGTTCTACGATAGATTAGCTATTAATGTAAACAAAAGAGGTAATGCCGAACATCCTAGATGGCAGTTAGAAGGATCTTCACTATTAAATAGAAATTCAAATTTAAAAGTAAATAAAATAGTTTATCCATTTACAGTTAGAACACCTAAAAACTATAGTTGTTTGTTTGTGCCTCCACTTAATAACAAAGATGATAGGTTTGAAATTATACCTGGTATTGTTGATACAGATACTTACCCAATGGAAACAAATTTCCCATTTATTGTAAATGGAGACAAATACCCTAAACTAGAATTTACTGTCAAGAAGGGTACTGTGTTTGCTCAAGTAATACCTTTCAAAAGAGAAGCTTGGAAAATGGAAGTTAAAACACAAAGGCAAAGTGCTTCGGATAGTTACACATATCGATGGTTTACAATTCTAAAACATAAGTATAAGAATATTGCATGGAACAAAAAAACTTTTCGCTAACAGATCACATATTTAAAATAAATGAGTTTCTTGATTACAGAGTGCTCACTAAATTAATGAAGTACATAAATAAATTAGATGCAGAGAATAAATTTGGTGATGCTGCAATAATAGGAGAAGGTGGTATACAAAAAAATGAATTTATTGAGAAAAAAATTAGAAACACTAATAATTATTGTCTTACAAACTTAAACGATTCTAAAACAGATCAACATTGGTGTAATTTTTTATTGGCTGCTTTTAGAAAAGCTTGTAGACATTATAATAAACAATACGAACATCTTCGTGTAAGTGATGTCACCGATATTCAAATATTAAAATACCCAGTAGGTGGTCACTACATACAACACACAGATGATCATTTTAATATATCAAGAACACTAAGTTTTATTTATAGATTGAACAATGACTTTGAGGGTGGTGATTTAGTTTTTAATGATAGAGATAATGAAATGATGAGACTTAAACCAGAACCTAATTCTTTAGTTGTATGGCCTAGTAATTTTTTATATCCACATGGAGTTGAGCCTGTAACTAAAGGTGTAAGATGGAGTATCGTAGCATGGGCAAGATAAAAAACGGTTACATGGTAATTAAAAATATGCTTACTAAAGAAGAACAATTATTATTAGAGCACTACACTAGTATACAACATAGGTTTAATACTAAAAATTTTGATGGCTCAGGACAAAGCGATAATATGGATACTTGTTTTTATGACGATCCAATAATGGAATCTTTATTATTATCAAAAGTAGACCTAATGGAAAGAGCAACAAATTTAAAATTATTTCCAACATATACTTTTTGGAGAATGTATTCTTATGGTGCACACCTAGCAAAACACATTGACAGAGAATCTTGTGAGATATCTGTTACAATTAACATAGCTGGAGATGGAACACCATGGCCAATCTATATTGGTAAATCAGAAATTAACTTAGAGCCTGGTGATGGTGTTATTTATGAAGGTATTGATAATGAACATTGGAGAGATGAGTATTCAGGTGATGGACAAGCACAAGTATTTTTACATTATGTTGACCAAAACGGTCCTTATAAGGACTGGAAATATGATAAGAGAATTGGGATAGGCTATCCCAAGGTTACAATTAAGCGATAAATTTGATATAATGGTTTAAAATTATGCCATTAACAAACGTACAAATTAGACCTGGATTTAATAAACAAGTTACTGCAACTGGTGCTGAAGGCCAGTGGACAGATGGTGACTTTGTAAGATTTAGATACGGCTTGCCTGAAAAAATAGGTGGGTGGGAACAAATAACAGATAAGACTGTTGTTGGAGCAGTAAGAGAACAACTTATTTGGGCTGACCTAGATGGTAGAAGATATGCAGCACTTGGTACTAACAAAGCATTAATTATTTATTACGAGGGTAATTTTTACGATATTACACCTTTTGATAGAACTATTACAGGAGTTACCTTTGATACTACGGACACACAATCACAAGTGACTGTAAACAAAACTGCTCATGGTTTAGTAGCTGGTGACTTACTTACATTTACTTCTGTTGTAGTTCCAGTAGGATCTGGTTATTCAACATCTGACTTTACGACCAATACTTTCGAAGTTGTATCTGCACCTTCAGCGGATACGTTTACAGTGACAATGGCCACCGCAGCAACAGGAACGACCAGTGCTGCAGGATCTGCTACCGTAAATCCCTATGTTAATGTAGGTCCTCTAACGCAGACAGCTGGTTACGGTTGGGGTACATCTTCATACGGTGGGGCAACAGGAACCTTATCAACTCTCGATGGATCTTTAGCTGATGATACTGCAGGTAATAATGGGTCATCAACAGAAATTACATTGACAAGCACAACAAATTTTCCAAACTCAGGAACTATCAAGGTGGGGACTGAGTTTATTTCATACACTGCTGTTACCGGAAATGTTTTAGAAGGAATAACAAGAGCTGTTGCAGGAACAAGGACAGCACATTTGAATGGAGCTACAGTCGAATATTATACAGCTTGGGGACAAGAATCTACAACGAGTTCAGTAATTCTAGAACCTGCTTCTTGGTCACTAGACCACTTTGGTGAAAAACTTATTGCTACAGTAAAGAACGGTAAAACATATGAATGGAATCCTATACAAGCTACGGGTAATGCTCTTCAAACAAGAGCTACAGTAGTAACTGGAGCTCCAACGAGATCTGTAATGTCTATTGTTTCAGAAAGAGATAGACACTTAATTATACTTGGTACAGAAACAAATATAGGACAAACCACATCTCAAGATAAAATGTTTATTAGATTTTCAGATCAAGAAACTATAGATACATATTTACCAACATCAACTAATACTGCAGGTACTTTTAGACTTGACTCTGGGGTTAAGATTGTTGGTGCTGCTAAAGCAAAAGATTATATTCTAATTCTTACAGATACTTCTGCATATGTAATGCAATTCGTTGGACCACCTTTTACATTTTCTATAAGGCAGGTAGGAAGTAATTGTGGAGCTATAGGTCAACATTCTATTAAATATGTTAATGGTAAAGTTTATTGGATGGGACAAGCAGGTGGTTTCTTTGTTTATGACGGTACAGTTAAAAACGTACCTTGTTTGGTAGAAGATTTTGTTTTTACATCTAAAGGAAATAATTTAGGTATAAATTTTACATCTGGTGAACAAATTTATGCTGGACTAAATCACTTGTATGAAGAAATAAGTTGGTTCTATCCTAAAGCTGGCTCTTTTGCTATTGATAGAGTAGTAACTTTTAATTACACAGAAAACACTTGGACAACAGGATCCTTAGCTAGAACTTCTTGGTATGACGCAACACTCTATGACAATCCATATGCTTCTGAGTTTAGTAATACTGGAACGCCATCTTTTCCTACAATACTAGGAGTAAGTGCAGCTAATGGTGCATCTACATACTATGCACATGAAGTTGGTAATGATGAAGTAGATTTTTTAGGTAACGCAACTGCAATCCCTGCATTTATACAATCAGGTGACTTTGACTTATCTGATGGTGGTGATGGTCAATTTTTTATGAGTATGAAACGATTCATTCCAGATTTTAAATTATTAGTTGGTGATGCTGAAGTAACCATTAATTTACGCGACTATCCAACGGACACCGCAGCGTCCTCTCCACTTGGACCATTTACAATTAATAGTACAACTGATAAGGTTGATACACGTGCAAGATCTAGATTTGCTAGTTTAAAAGTTGCAAACTTATCTACAGGACAAAACTGGAGATTTGGAACATTTAGAGCTGATGTACAACCAGATGGTATGAGAGGATAATGGAAGATTTAATTTTAGAACAATATAATCGTCAATTAGCACAAAACGCTGCAGATACATATAATCAAAATCAGAGAATGCAGAATGTTAATGCTGCTGCAATGGATGTTATTCAACAAGGGTTTCAAAATCAACAAGGTTTACAAACCTTAGCTGGTAGTGACATGAGTTTAAACATGGGTACATTAAATGCTCCTAATACAGGTATTGGTCCTTTGGTTTATCAAGATGGTTTTACATATGCACCAGATGATCCAATGTTAATGGAAAAATCTAATTACAATGAACCTCCGAAAAAACAAATACCAGATACTTTAAAAAGAATGGGTATAAGTCTAGGTGCTAAGGCCCTAGGATTGCCTGCAGCCGTTGGAACGGGACTAGGCCTAGCCTTTGCCCCTATTGCAGGCATAGCGAGCTTCTTTGGAGGAATAAACGATAGTATTCAAGGCAGCTTATTTGGTAGATCAAAAACACTTGCAGCTTACATGCAGGCAAAAAGAGATCAAAAAGTAAGAGAAGCTGTACAAAGAAGAGGTGATATAAAAAGGGTGCAAGCAGACATAGATAGTGGTAAGTATAATACCAACAAAGGCAGTTTCACTGACAAAGATACTGGACGAGAAAACTATGGAGCAGATCAAACAAGTAGCGGATCAACAAGAAGTGCGAGTAGAAGCGGCTTCGATTCTGCTGAAAGAGGTGCTGCACTACACGGATAACACATGCAAGATCTACAAGTAGTAGATAATTTTTTTGATGATTTTGATTTTATTTTGCAGCAAGCAAATAAAAGAGAATATTTTGATGCAGATCAATTCAGTTTTGACACTGGTGAAATAAATACTTGGCCTGGTAAAAGAACTAAAAATTTATTTCATGACGAAACATTACACGATTACATTGTAAATATTACAAAAAAAAAGTTTTCTGTTGTAAAACACAAAGGGATAAATTTAGGATTTCATAAAAGGTATAGTGAAGATAATTCTAAGGATTGGGTGCATACTGACGCTAGTGAATATGCTTTAATAGTTTATTTATCTAAAACAAATTTAGATTCTGGTACAGTTTTTTATCAAGGAGAAGAAAAACAAATGACAATAAATTTTGTACAAAACAGAGCTATATATTTTAAAGGTTCTTATCCACATAAATCCTTATTAAATTATGGACAAGAAGATGATTGTCGATTAACACTTAATGGATTTTTTTGGATATGATACGAAATGAGTTATTTGAAACTCCATTATGGAGCTCACAATTAAATTTAAATATTGATTTGTTATTAAAAATATTTGATGAATCAGTAAAAAATAATTACATGGCACAGAAAAGTTCTGTAGATGGTTCTATTCAAACACAAAATTTGTGTTCAGTAGGACCCTTTGCATATTCTAAAAATAAAATAGAAGAGTTATTTAAGGATACTACAAATCAAAGTGTATCTATAACAACTGCTTGGATTTGTAAAAACCCACCTGGTTCTAGAAACAAAAATCATATACATGGTGGATGTGATTTGTCTGGAGTATATTATATGAGAACACCTGAAAATTCAGGTAACATAATATTTTCTAACCCAAACCCTGTGGCTCAACACAAAGATTTAAACTCAAAAGACAAATGTTTTTGGCATCAATTTTCTTTGAAACCTGTAGAAAAAGGTATACTATTTTTTCCGTGTTGGGTGCCTCATGAGGTAGAGACTAATAGATCACAAGAAGATCGACTAGCATTATCATTTAATATGGTTTATATTTAACTATGGCAAAAATTAACATTATTATTCCAGAACCTACTAGTGAATATACTGAAGATAACCAAAGGCAAATTGCACAAGCCTTGAGAACTTTAAAAGACCAACTTAATACTACGTTTCAAGTTGATCAAACAGAGGAGGACCAAGCATTTACTTGGTTTAATAATTAATGTCTTTACAATACAAGAATCAATCTTTTGAGCTGACAACAAGTAATCTTACAACTGTGTTGACTATTGATTCTCAATCAAGAGCTTTAATAAAAGGTATGAATATAACAAATCAAACTGCAGGAAGTATTTTAGTTAAATGCAAAGTAAAGGATAATAGTGCAGCAAGTAATATAGAATTTTTTCACAAGACTGTTGCAAACGCTTCTACGGAGACTGATGTTGCGGGTAAGGTTTTAGTGTTAGAAGAAAGCGATAGTATAAAAATACAAGCTGATACAGCTAGTGCAATTCAAGGAGTAATATCTTATGCATTAATAAACAGATCAGATCAGAATGGCTAAACAAAAATTTACCCATTTTATACCTAGAGACAAACCTAAGAAAAGAGGACCTGGGGCACACAAGAAAAATAAAAATAAGGATGAGAAAAGAAGAATGAAAAAACAACGCTATAAAGGACAAGGAAGAGTATGATTTTTAAGAGGATACAAGGCAAAGAGTTTAGAATTGAGTTTACACTTGATGAAATAAAAATAATTAATAAACAAAAATATTTTGATTTATCTGTTGAAGGAGCTGCTAAGTTTGCAGGAAAATTAATGGGGGCAGCAGTTGAATTACGTTCAGAAGTGTATAAAATAGATAAGCAAATAGGAAACGAAAAGTTAAATGAAACAGAGGTAATAAAATAATGTCTGACGATTTGATTAAGATACCAGCGGTAGCGAAAGAAATTGTTAAGCACAAAAGAACAGGTAAGGTGTATGATAGCAAAGCTCATTTTGATTCTGATGTTGCTGATCCCAACACTGACACTACTGTGGATGATTTTCAACAAGACCTAGAAATAAAGGTTGCAAAATTGGAGTTAGTTAGTAAAACCAAAGAATAATGTTTCAACAATTGTTTGGTAGTCCTGTTTGGGTAACTAAAATAGAACCACAAAAATTATTTCTTAGCAGTAAAAATTTTAAGGAACATTGGAGTAGTCGAACTTTATCTTCTTTTAGTGATAATCCAGAAGATAATGTTTTTAGCGAAAATGGTGAAAGCTATCTACTAAATAAAATATCTAATTGTCTTATTGATGTAAATGTAAAGAAAATAAGATTAATACAAATTTGGCGAAACATTTATCAAAACACTTTTCAAGATAGACATATGCATGCTAAATCACATTTTAGTTTTTCTATTTATGAGAAGATACAAAAACCCCAGACTGTTTTTTATCACCCAGCATATGACATGATTTATGCTTTAGGACTTGAACATTATATACAACCCACAATACAACCTA